GACCCGTTCATGGCCCTGGTGGCCGGGATGGTCATTGAGGACGTGCTGGGCACCGGACAGGCGGTGCAGCTGCCGCCGATCGGGGCAATTGCCCTGTAAACAGGAAAAGACGCCGCCCCGCGTTTGGGCGGCGAAAGATAGAGCATGAGCCAGCGCCCCGGAGAGGGCCAGCGCCGAGGAAGCACAGAAAAGACTGTGCTTCCCCGGCGCTTTTTCTATTGCAGGAGAAAGGAGTGGTGCCCTTGTGGGCCTGAGCATTTTCCGCACAAAAAAGCCCGCGAGCGGGACGGGCGTCATCCAGGAGGTCAGGGACATCACCTGCGAGGAGGAGGTCGCAACGGCGCTCCGGGAGTTCCAGGTCCGGGAGCTCTGCTTCTGGAGCTGCGTGAACTACGTGGCAAACCTGATCGGTCGCTGCGAGGTGCGAACCTTTGAGCGGCACAGGGAAATAAAGGGCGCGGAGTACTGGCTCTGGAACGTGGAGCCCAACGTGAACCAGAGCGCCGCCGCCTTTTGGCACAAGGCGGTCGCCAAGCTCTTTGAAGAAAATGAGACCCTGATCATCCGCACGCGGCGCCGGGACGGCCTGGACGCCTTTTTGGCGGCGGATGACTGGATCGAGCCGGAGCACTGGCCGGACAAGCAGACCGAGTACCGGGGCGTGGTGGTCGGGGACATGCAGTATCAAAAGACCTTTTATGAGGGAGAGGTGCTGCACCTTCGCCTCAGCCACCGGGACTTAAAGCCAGTGATCAACGGGATCACCGCAAGCTACATGAGGCTCGTGCAGGCCGCGATGAGCGCCTACGGCTGGCAGAACGGACAGCACTGGAAGGTGCACGTCAACCAGCTCGCGAGCGGGGCGGAGGGGTGGCTCGGCACCTTCCAGGAGATGCTGGAGAAGCAGATCAAGCCCTTCATGCAGGCGGGCAGCGCGATTTTGCCGGAGTTTGACGGCTACGATTTTGTGAACCTCGGCAAGGACGCCGGGAGCAGCGCCCAGAAGGACACCCGGGACATCCGGGCCATGATCGACGACATCCTCAGCTTCACGGCGCGGGGGATCGGCATTGACCCGGTGCTCGTGAGCGGGACGGTGGAGGCCACGGGGGACGCCTGGAAGCGGACGCTCACCAGAACCATCGACCCGATCTGCGACCAGTTCACCCAGGAGCTGAACCGCAAGCGCTACGGGCGGGAGCTGTGGCAGGCGGGCACCTACGCGCGCATGAGCAGCGCGGCCATTGAGCACTTCGACCTTTTCAACATGGCAGCGAACATTGAAAAGCTCATGGGCTCCGGCTGGAGCTTCAACGACATCAAGCGGGCGGCCGGGGAGGAGCCCATCAACGAGCCCTGGGCAGACCAGCACTTTATCACAAAAAATTTCGGGACCTCTGCGCAGATGGAGGCCCAGGAGGGAGGGGCAGACAATGCCCGATAAATCAAACCCCATTGCCGGCAGCGCGGGCAAGACCGGCTTCTGGGAGCTCCGGCAGGAGGCCGGGCGGCCGAACGTTCTCCAGCTTTACATCTACGGGCTTGTGGAACCGGACATGTACTCCTTTTTTGAAGGAAGGATCGAATCCGAAACCTCCGCCGAGCATTTCCGCAAGGCCCTGGCGGAATACCCGAACACCACGGAGATCGAGGTCTACATCAACAGCCTCGGCGGCAACGTGGTGGAGGGCACCGCGATCTATAACCAGCTCAAGCGGCACCCGGCGCACAAAACGGTTTATGTGGACGGCTTCGCCGCCTCCATCGCATCAGTGATCGCCATGGCGGGGGATGAGGTCGTGATGCCGGCAAACACCCTCATGATGATCCACAACATGAGCTTGGCAGCGGAAGGGACATCGGAAGAACTCCGCAAGGCCGCGGACGATCTCGACATCATCAACGACACCGGGCGGGAGGCCTATCTCGCAAAAACCGGGGACAAGCTCAGCCGGGAAAGGCTCATCGAGATGATGGACGCGGAGACCTGGCTCCCCGCCCGCGAGTGCGTGGAGCTGGGGCTTGCCGACCGCCTGGCCGACGAGACCGAAAGCGGCGGCGAGGGCGAGCGGGACAGCCCGGAGCAGCGCGGCGGCGCCGTGATGCTGGCCGCGCGGGCGATGGGCTTTGACAGGCTTGCAGCCCGTGCGGAGGAGGCCGAAGCAAGGGCGGCGAAGGCCGAGGCGGCGCTCCGGGAGGCCGAAAAACGGGCCCAGGAGCGCACGGGGGCAGGAATGCCCGATAACACGGCGGAGGCCGAGAAAGCCGTACAGGCGGCGGGGAGCGGGACGGAGGACGGCAAAACGGACGGCGGCGACGCCGGAGCGGGCAAGGCGGGCATGAACCTCATGGCGGCGCTTTGCGGTTTGAAATAATCAACAAAAATTTGAGGAGGACAATTATGGACAAGAGCATGATTTCCAACGACTACAAAAACGGCGTGAGAACCAGGGAGCAGATCCGCCAGGCGATGCACGACGCCTTCAAGGCCAACGACAGCGAGGCCTTTGCCGCGGCCTATGAGGAGATGACGCAGCGCATCGCCCTCGACATCACCCAGGAGTACGAGCAGCGCTTCGAGGAGCTCCAGGGCCAGATGGACGACCGGGCCCTGGAGGCCCGCGGCTACAAGCCGCTCACCGCGGAGGAAAAGAAGTTCTACAAGGACTTCGAGACCTGCGTGAACTCCAGAAACCCCAAGCAGGCCCTGGAAAACGCGAACCTCGTGATGCCCGACACGGTCATCAACCGCGTGTTCGACGAGCTCCAGACCGACCACCCGCTGCTGAGGGCAATCAACTTCATCCCGGTCAATGCCAAGGTAAAGATCATCATCAACGCCAACGGCTACCAGAAGGCCATGTGGGGCGAGCTCTGCGACGAGATCGTGAAGGAGGCCCTGGCGGGCTTTACGGTCATGGACGCGACCCTGAAAAAGCTCTCCGCATTCCTCCCCGTCTGCAAGGCCATGCTGGAGCTCGGGCCGATGTGGATCGACAACTTTGTGCGGCAGACGTTGTATGAAATGTTCGCCAACGGCCTGGAGGAGGGCTTCGTGACCGGCACGGGCAAGGACATGCCGATCGGAATGGACAGACAGGTCGGCGCGGGCGTGAGCGTCGTGGAGGGCGTATATCCCCAGAAGGAGAAGATCGCCGTCAACGACCTCGGCACCCAGACACTCGGCAGGCTGATCAGCCTGATCGCCGTCGATCCCAACGGAAAGCCCCGCCGCGTGCGCGGCCTGCTGATGGTCGTGAACCCGCAGGACTACTTCCTGCGCGTGATGCCGGCCACGACGCTGATGGCGCCGGACGGCAGCTTCCGGAATGATGTGCTGCCCTATCCCGTGACCATCGTGCAGAGCCCGGCGGTGGCGCTGGGCGAGGCGATCTTCGGCCTCGGCTACCGCTACGCCGCCCTGGCAGGCTCTGAGCGGGACGGCAACATCGAGTACAGCGACCACTATCAGTTCCTGGAGGACAAGAGGGTTTACCTCATCAAGGGCTACGCCAACGGCCTGCCGCTGGACAACAACGCCTTCTTGCGCCTGGACATCTCCGGCCTGGAGCCCATCGCCTACAAGGTGAACATCGTGGACGCGCGGGAGCCCTCCGACGACGCGACGCTGGCAAGCCTCAAGATCGGCGCGAAGGCCCTGACGCCCGCCTTTGACGCGGCGACCACCAGCTACACCGCCGCCACCACGGACGCGACCAACACCGTCACCGCAGTGCCCGCCGACGCGGGGGCCACGGTGGAGATCACCGTCGGCGAGACGGAGATCGCAAACGGCAGCGCCGCCACCTGGGAGGCCGGTGAGAACACCGTCACCGTCACTGTGACCGCCGAGGACGGCAGCACGACCAAGACCTACACGGTGACCGTCACCAAGTCCTGATATGGCGCGCGGGCCGCTGAAAAACAGCGCGAACTCCCTCCTGGATGATATCAAGCGCTATCTGGATATCACCTGGGAGGACGCGCGCACGGATCAGAAGCTCACGGAGCTCATTGACGACGGAAAGGCCTATCTGGACGACAAGCGCGGGGCGCCGGGGGATTACGAATCCCCCGGCTATCCCCGAATGCTATTGAAGGAGTATGTCCGCTACGCCAGGGACGCGGCGCTGGACGTTTTTGAGAACAACTACCAGAGCATGATCCTCGCCATGCAGAACCAGAAGGGGGTGCAGGACTATGCCGACGGCCTGGAGAGCGCCGAAGAGGCCTGACCACAAGATCAGCCAGAGTTACAACGACGGCATTGTGAAAATCTACAGCGTGGAGGACACGGCGAGGCCCGGCTACCAGCCGGTGGAGAAGCTGACGCTCACGGCGGAGCTTGCGTATGAGGAGCGGAGCGTGGGCGTGAAGCGCTACTATGCGGCCAAGCAGGCCCAGGAGACCGTCAAGCGGGTGCTGCGGGTGCAGCACATCCAGACCCCGCCCGGCCCGCGCAACAAGGCCA